TTTCAATTACAACACCTGTTGGGTCAAGTAATTCTAATTCAATATCTTTCTTATAACCTGCTGCGTAACCTTGACGACCTGTTACAGATTCAGAGTGAAGACGTACCCACTCCATTAAAGCTTGTGCTGCTGAAGGACCAATTGGGTCACGGAAAGTAACGTCAATAGTATCCCAAGTAAAACGACCAATTACCCATGTTGAAGTATTTAAGAATTGAATCTCAGTTTCTTCTTGAGAAATTTTTGGTCTTGATGAAGATTTCACAAACCATTCTTGAATTCCTAATGGTGAAGGGAATCTAAGGATAAATCTATTTTGTTTTTTCGGTTCGTAAGGAATCGGCATCCTCATTAATAAATCTGCCATAATATTTTTGTTTTTTTAAGTTGTTATCTTTTATTATAAATATGCTATAATTTTATTTTTTATTTAAATCTTATTCATTAAAGTTAAAATACGTTTAACTTCTTCTTTTAAAAATTTATTTTCAGGTTTTTGAATAGATTCTTGTTTAACTTCAGGTTTTTCAGTTGGTTTTTTTTCTTTTGAACTACCTGGTGCTTTTTTCTCTACAGTTTTAGTATCAGACTTACCGCCTAATTTACCTTCTTTTTTAAGTTTATACATGTATTGGAATAATCCCATAACATCTACTATAAATTGAATAGTATTTTGTTTAAGTCCAGGTTTACGCTCAACATTATCTTCTTCTACAATATAAGATTCACCCATAGGTTTATTTATATTTCCACCACCTAAAGTTCCCATTTTATTAACCATACCGCCGGCATCTTTAAAGGTTTTACCTCTAAAATTACCTTTGTATATAACTTCAATAAAAGAGTTTATAAACTTACCCATCTTCTCAACGCTTTCAGGTTTTTTTGGGTTAACATTAAAAGTATTGGTAAAATCAGTTTTCATTATTGGATTGGCTTTAAGTTTTTGAATATACTTATCAATTACATTATCACCCGTATTATCCATTTTTTTAACTTTGTTTCTGATAATTTCGACACGAGTCATAAAGCCCTCAAAGAATTTAAGTTTATTTTGGTCGATCCCAGATTTTTGTTTTAAAATTTTTATTACTTCTGGGTCTTTTATAAATTTACCTTCAGAAATTAAATTGTTGTTTGACATTTCGTTTATTAATTTACCTTTGTTAATCATTGATTCAGAAAGTTGGGTACATCTTACAGCGTAAGTGCCACCATCTTCTCTTTTAACTTTAATTTGACCTTTTTCTATAGTACTATCTTCTATACTATTTGCAATAACCTCAACAGTTTTACCAGTCTTTGTTTTTACTTTTTGACCTTTTGTAAATTTACTACAAGGGTTACTTGATTCTTCTTTATCACCAAAAACATCAGGAGAAGCCATTTTTCTATTATTATACGTAAACTTAAAGAATCCGGCTAAATCATTAAAAAGGGTTTCTTTATTGACCTTTCCACCACCTTCTCCACCCCCAACAGGGTTTGGTTTTGGATCTGGTAATACTGGTGGTAAAGTAGATTCACCTGCTTCAATCGGTTGTAAAGATTGTAATAAATCATTAAGTGTTTTTGCTCTAGATTGTTTTTGACCTTTAACCCTCATCAATTTAACCAAGGCTCCAGCTGCTACTAAACCAATACCTATTGGTCCTAAAACAGCCCCAAAACCTTTAGCAATTGCGTAACCAGCACCTACTTTTACAGTAGTTTTCATTATTATTTTTGGTACCGCAGTAACAATAGTTTTAACTATTAAACCTTTTAGTGTACCACCTTGAACGGTAACTAAAGCATCTCCCATTGACTTGCCTGTACCTGCCCATTTATCTTGAAATATTTCTCCTAGACTATCACCATGTCCGTGTGGGTTTTTAGCAATTTCAGTTAAAACTTCTTTTGCTGCATTTGGGTCTTTAAAAATACCACCGTCTTGAGCTAAAGCATTAATACCATCTTGTAAATTTCCACCACCTAACTGTTTAACGCCGGCTAAAAAATCTTCAGGAGATGACTTAGGACTTAATCCTAAACCGTTCATTTCGTTCATTAATTGAGTCATACCTTGACCCGGTTTAATAGAACCAAAAATATCAGATTTAGTTTCAACAGTTTGTTTAATATATTCAATAGAAGGGTTTTGAGTTACTGTTTCAAATAAACTTCTAAACCATTGTGTATTAACTAACCAAGAAAAGGCTCCTAATGATGCCCCTACACCGGCTAATGTCATAGGTAATTTATTGGATTTTAATCCTTCTTTACCCATTCTTTTAGTATCGTATTCTTTACCACCTTTTTTTGCCTGTAACTTAGCTCTAACATCAGCAGCTTCATCTTCGTTAATATCTTCTACTTCATCAGCTAACAATTCTTTATCTTCTTTACCATCTTTTTCTTCTTCAGAATCCATAACTGTATAAGCGGACGCTAAATCAACATCTAAGAATTTTTTTACATACTCTGCTAAATCAGCAATTATAGAATTAGCTGCATCTGTTGGTAAATAACCTTCTTCTTTAGGGTTCTTTTTTGTTGCCTCAATAATTGAGTCATAAACCGTAGCTATTTCTATCACAGTTTTTAAAAACTTCTCACCCTCTTTGTTATTAGGAAATTCAGGGTTTTCTTGTTTAATTATATCATTAAGTTTTTTAATAACTTCATTACCCTTTTTATCTAAAATGGATTGAATTTTAGCACCAGCCTCTTGGTCTATCTTACCTTTACCGAAAATTTTACCTCCAGCTTTATAACGACCTAATTTAGCTAAACCGTATTTTACCTTTTCCCAAAGACCTTCTTGTAGTACTTGATATTCTTGTTCAGATAGCCGGTTTTCAACCAACATTCTATTACCTTTTAATAATAAATCAGTAGATTCCACCAATTCATTTAAGGTGTTTTGATAATCTTGATTTAAAGCTCTTTCTATATCCTGTTCCGTTAAAATCATTGTATAATTTTTTTGACAATTTATTTTATTATAAATATCATTGTATAAATAAAACTCATACACAAATGACAGAATTCGAAAAATTTGCAATCAAAGACCAAGGTATTGGGTCTAACACTTTACACAGTTACCAAAATTTTATGTCTCAAATACCAAACGTACAAGGTAGTATGACACCTTATGTATTGGAAGAAAGAGAAATGAGAGCAACTCAGATTGACATCTTCTCACGTTTAATGATGGACCGTATCCTTTGGGTTGCTGGACCTGTTAACGATAGAATGTCAACCGTAGTACAAGCTCAATTACTTTTCTTAGACCAACAAGATTCTAAAAAAACAATTACAATGCACATTGATTCTCCTGGTGGTTCCGTAAAGTCAGGTCTTAGTATGGTAGACGTAATGTCTTACATCAAAGCACCAATCGCAACGGTTAATACAGGTATGGCAGCATCAATGGGTTCCGTATTGTTAGGAGCTGGAACCAAAGGAATGAGAAGTTCGTTAAGATTTTCAAAAACAATGTTACACCAATCAAGTGGTGGTGCTTTGGGTAATATCCAAGATGCACGTATTACCATGAAAGAGTGGGAAAAAACTAATGAAATTCTTTTTGAACTTCTTGGTGGGTATTGTGGTAAAAACGCAAAACAAGTTGCTAAAGATGCTGAACGTGATTTGTGGTTATCAGCTGAAGAAGCTTTAAAATACGGTATTATAGACGAGGTTATCCAATCTAAAAAATAATTTTGCCTAACAAATATTTATCTATATATTTGTGTTATGGAAAATATAGGAAAAAATAATCAAGAAATTGAAGATGTATTATTATCAGAATTAAAAGATTTTAATGTTAAAATTAATATCGCTAAAGTATTCATCGTTTTACTTATGATTATAATACCTAGTGTTTTAATATTAAAAATACTTGGATTGATTAGTGGGTTGATAACTTTCTTATCTATTATTAGTCTTTTAGTTGGTTTAGTCTTTTCTTTAAGAATGTATAACCATACTAAAATATTATACAAAACACATATTTGGCTTTTAGATGGTATTTTAAATGAAAAACCTCTTAATAGATAAAAATAAAAAACCCTCATTTACTGAGGGTTTTTTATTTAATATTTAGTTTAGATTATCCACCTACTGGACCACCTGGGCCACCTAGTTTAGTACCTTTTTTAATAAAAACTTTTTCTTCTGAATTCCATTCAGGTGCGTTAGCCCCACCAAATTGAATAACTTCAGCTCCAGTATCCATCATAAGTTTGATTAAAGCCTTTTTCATTGTTTCAAAATCGGTATTGTATCTTTTGGCTAAAACATCTACATTTTTTTCACCACTTTTATTTTTAGCGTTATATCTTTTTTCAAAAATTTCCGTAGCCTTTTTTTCATTCATTTTAGTACCAATTAGTTCACCAAAAAAACCTTCTTCGATTTCTTCTTCTTTCATAACACCAGCTTTGTTGGTATGTTTCATACCAGCTTTTGACATGTATTTTTTAGCGTCAGCTGCTTGAGAAAGTTTTTTCTTCATTGGAGTAACTGATGGCATTCCTTCGGATTGATCTACCATATTACCTGACATTTTATTTTTAACATGTTTTTTAGCTTCAGCACCTTGAGAAGGAATCATGTTTTTAACTGGAGCTTTCTTAGATTCAATTGAAGCCTCCATTACGAAGTTCTCAACGATTCTTTCTAATTGTTCTTTGGTTACTTTATATCTAGCCATTTTTATTTTATTTTTTATATGTGTAATTTGATAGTTTATTGAATCTTGCCAACTCTTCGTTGATTAAAGATTTATTAGACGAAATATTTTCTTCCATAATTTCTTTAATTTTAGAAACTAATTCATCTTCAGTATATTCTTCTGGGTTATTTTTTACCTTTAATTGTAAAAGTTGTAGTTTAGAAGATTGTTCTTTTGATAAGTCTTCTTTTTTAGGATATTCTTTTCCAGACTTTTTAACTGTCTCTAAAGCTTCTTTAAATTTAGATTCATTCATAATTTCTTTAATTTTAGAAATTAATTCATCTTCAGAATGTTCATCTGACCTTAACTTTAAAAGTTGTAATTTAGATTTTTGTTTTTCAGATGGCTTAGGTAATTTTTCACCGTCATTATCTTTCTTTATTTTTTCTAAAGCCTTCTCAAATTTAGATTCTTTTACTATGCCTGCCTTTTCTAAAGTACTTTCGATAAGTACATCAAGGTCTTTCTTTTTAACTATTTTTGACATGATTAGTTTTATATTATAAATATGTTTATTTTAGAAAAAGAACCTACTTTTACATAGGTTTATTTAATAAATAAATATCACACATTATAATAAAATTTCATATTACCACAATCCCATATTCTATCAAAATTTCTTTCTTGCATAATCTCCCACTCTGTTTTATTAGAATCAAAACCTTCGGATACTAATTTAGATTTTCTAAAGTTAAACCTATAAAATCTTTTTATTTGTGAAGACGGTTTAAAATACCAATAGTTAGGTGATGTAACTTCTATAAATTTAAAATTATTTTTATAATAAACAGTTTTGGTATAATCTAACCCAGACCATCTACAATCAGCATACGTTATAAAATTTTTTATATTATTATTATTTAAAGTATGTGATAATAGTTTATTAAATCCACCCCTAATGGAATGATAATTTTTATTACAAAACCTAATCAATTCCCAATTAGTTTCTCTATTTGAACCCGTAATTTTTCTTTTACCAAACGTGATTATAGAAACAAGTTCTTCTTTATAAAATAAACCGTATCTTAATGTATCTTTACAATCACCTTGTAAATGGTTGTCATCTAAAAATTGTTTTTTAAGTTTTGAAGTAATTTCTTTAACAACACATTTTCTAGCATCAATTTTAACAATGGTATTTAATTTTAATTCATTAGATAGTTTTGATAAAACAATTTCTTTTTGATTTAAAATTTCGTCCTCAAATATTTGAATTAATTTAACACTATTTTTTTCTGCCATTTTAGATTTATTAATATGATAATTTTTATCCTTACCATTTAATTCACTGTGATAATAAAGTCCATGAACTTCTATCCCTAAATTATAATCAGGTAAATAAAAATCTATTTCAAAAGGAGAAATAATTTTTCTATTGTTTTGGATATATTTTATATTTTTTTGATTTAAAAATTCTTGAATAAATAACTGTGGTTTAGAATCTTTCTGTGATGGATGACATTTACTACATCTTGGTATGATACCACACTCTAATAAAGTACTTGTAAATTTATGATCACAAACTGAACACTCAAATTCATATGACAGTGATGTGTTACCATTTTTATTTGTCATATAATTAGAGAGTAATTTTAAATTATTGGATTCTAATTTTGGTATTAATTTTGATAAAGTTTTTTTACGAACAGTTTCCTTCTGCTTTTCAACAACCAATCCCATGTCCCGACTATTAATTGTTTTTTGATGTATATCTTTTATATGCCAAATATGATTAACACCATATTTTTCTTGTACAGTTTTTTTAATAGAGCTTAATCTTTTTTCTTTAACACTATCTTTTTCACCCCATACTAATCTACATTCGTCCGAACAAATTTCTTTGGAGTGTTTTTTCTTAACCTCAAACTCTTTATTACAAACTTTACATTCTCTAACTTCTCTAATGGTTTCATCTTTTTTTCGGCCCATTTTTGTCTTACCGTTTCTAACGTCTTCAAAATAACAATCCCTAGAACAAAATTTTTTATCTCTAAATTTAAATTCGGTTTCAAAAGGTTTATTACAACATTGACATGTTAACTCTATTTTCATGGTAAAATATTTATATAAGTTATTCCTACATATATAAATAGTTATTAAAAACAAAAAAGTCCACCGAAGTGGACTTTTTATTTATTATTTAAAGATTAAACATTATCAAAAGATGCTCCTGTAGGAGTAACATTGAACTCGATAATAATGTATTCTAAGGTAGGTATTGGTTTTAAGAATATCTTACCTCTCATTTCATTTCTGTCGATTTCTTCAGGGTCATTAGATAACTGAACTCTAAAATCAGCTAAACCTCTTTCTTTTCTAATATTATCTAAGATTGGGTTAACTAAGTTTAAGAATTGGTTTCTTACGATTTGGTCATTTTGTTCAAATAACAATCTAATACCAACCGCTGTAATTAATTTACGAGCTTGTAACAACAATCTTCTAATGTTAAGTCTGTCAAGAACAGAATCTTTAACTTGTAAGTTTTTGTTACCCCAAATTACAACACCAACATCAGTGAAAGTTGCCATTGGATTAACACGTCCTTCGTAAAGAGTATCTCTATCATCTTCAGTAAGTTTGATACGAGCTTGAAGAGCGTTTGTTAAACCTCTAGTGTAACCAGCCACTGCGTACCATGGGAAAGCTACGTTATCTGTTAAAGCGATGTTACGACAAACTTCAAGAGTTGCTGGTAACCAAACGTTAACATTATTTTCAGTATCTCTTTCTTGAATCCATGGCCAATATGTGGCGGTGTAGTTAGAATCAATGTCCGCTGCGT